TTTGTAAATATATCTACGGGATTGCAATTCCCACATTCGTGTACATACCGAATGCACCAGGCTTAGCTGACTGTGTTCCTTCCGTTTTCTTCGGGTTTGTTTGTTTACTAGCAGTTTTACTCTGCGTTTTCCACCGGCGACAACGTGTCGTCTGGAGGGTCGTTGTATATTCACAGAAATGTGGCGTCTTACCGAGCTTAGGCTCATTGTTGGTTTTACGCGCGGAAATGCGACCAGTGCACTTCGAATAACTGTGTTAGAGTGTTGGGCCACGCCGATTGGCCGACACAAGCGAGTTGTTAGGATCTCTTAACTGAGTAAAGGTGGGGTTGAGCACTGCCGCTTGTTTATCAAGACAGTGAGAGCTTTATCATCGCCCTTCGCCTCGGAGGTTCGGCATTGTATTCATTCAGCCGCGGACGCCCCTTTCCGGTTTCCCAGATTATTTACCAGTACCTTTCGTTCTTTTGTTCCATAAACTTTGCGCTTTGCCGGACGATCAATCGTACGGAGCTTTATCCTCACTCGACCCCCGAAACTGTGTGTTCGGTAAGTTTTGCGGATGAAGGGAATGACTGTCTGTTGTTACAAACTCAGACCCAATTTTGCCATTAAGAGCTTTCCAAGCCCCCCAGCAATCGCACCGCCAATAGGCCCGCCGTAGGAAGAGGCGAGGCCGGTGGCTAGCGTAATGAGAGGCGTGGCTGTGGCACGAGCGATAGCCTTAACGTATCCCGAAGGGTCCACATGCGAGAGGTGGACAGCCGATGGGACGACGGATGAGGTTGTGAGAACCGAAGGTGGGCCTTCCAAATGGATGACCCACTCCAGTTCATAACACGCTGTGCTGACAGGAAGGCCGGAGCCCTGCATCATAAAGCAGGACCAGCCGTCCAAGTTCATAGTGGAAGCGCTGTCGTAATACCCACCAACAGTCGGCAGACCCGCTGTACTGACGAAGCCATCCTCCAGTGTATAGAGGTTGGACCCGACGGTAGCGAAGTCACCGGCATTGTGGAAGATTTCACTTGCAGGCGAGGTCGGAACACCGCGTATGGTAAGACGGTCAGAAATGAGATCCTGACTGGTCAAGGACACGGCGTTGGGTAGACCTAGGATGGTAGCGGGAAGGAGGGATCCCGACAGACCAAGTCCTGTTGCCTTGGTGAAGATGCTTGTTGCAAGAAAGGGTTGAGCTAGGAGAGCTCGAGGACCCGGAATGATGCCAACGGTAGGGTAAGGGACTACAGTAATGAGTCCCGCCGCAGCCGTGGTTGGCAGTACGTTCCGAACCTGTAAACCCCAGGCAACGACTCTGAAAGAGCCCATCACTGAAGCCAACTCAGCTGCGGATGTGAATCCGTAGATGTTTGCATTGGCCGGACCATAACTGACTGGGAACACCGAAAACGGGTTCACGAAGTCAATGACAGACACCAACGGATTGTTGAAGAATGCCATATTGATCAGGCCTAAGTTGTTGCTGCTCAGTGATGTCTTGCCATTGATCCGAAAGGTGGCAGTCGGATATGCAAAAGCATCGGGGACGCGACAGCCCATCGCGTCAGGCGAAAAGGGTGAGTGTAAGGCCGCATGGTAGCGGCTAAGTTGTTCACTGGAACGCGGCTCGCGAACCATCTTCATTTTAGGAGTGGACCTCCTCTTCGTTGCAACCACTTTGGTGACAACGGTGGTAGACGCACCTCTGCGTCCACCCTTCTTAGCTAATCTCTTTATGTTGATCATGGCGAATTTTATTCCCAGATATTTCATCTGGGCAATCGTCATGGCACGGGTTTATACCGGCAGTATCAACACACTTGATCAGGACAGGACGTGTTCCTAAATCGAGTGCACGGTAGTCGAGATAGACTCCGCGTGGAAGAGGGATAGGCTCCGAGGCCGCATACGGGCCAACGAACGGTGCAGGCGAAACAATCTGCAGTCTAGACAACGGAACGTAAGTTGTGAGACTGGATTGGGTATACTGGAAGTTCTCCAGCTTCGAGTCAGTCAGGACTGGATAGTCCTTGGCTGCTCGAAAGTCCCGAAGGTGCTGTTTAGGCATCCCGGAATATACCATTACCCTGGTTAACCCGTTAATCGGAGTTGACAAAGGAAGAATGGGGGACTTGTACGTCCGACTGGCATAATCACCGGGCCAATAAGGTCCATACAGAGGTCTCATAGAAGAGAGACCATTGTTGTAGGACATGCACTTGGGTGAGCGGACCTTTGACTTATCCCGAAAGACGATGACGGGTAAAGTCTTAAAATGAGGACCACATGTGCGCTTGATGGTAAACGACCCTTGCAGAGCGCTACCGCTTGGCAGACCATACCATTGAGATGGCATGACTGATACACGGTACGACGCGAAAAGCCGCTGGAAATTGGTGATGTAGGATGTCCAGCCGGATGGCTTGGTAAAGCCTAGCCCGCCGAGGTCACGAGA